CCTTTATTAAATTATATTTGTTTTTCATTAAATATCAAGTATGCCTATTTATATCATAGTTGCTATTTTGACTGCAAGTGTTGTAACGGTTTTGCTTCTCAGAAATAGAAAGGATCAATAATATGCCAAAAACAAGTAACGGCGATTTTAATCAGAAAGAATATAATGCAAAGTGGCGAGCAGAAAACATGATGAGAGTATCTGCCACATACAAAAATGAATTTGTTTTGTCATTTCGCGAAGCGTGCCAAAAACTCGGAATAAGCCAAGCTGAAGTAATCCGAAATGCAATGCAAGATGCTATTGACCAAGCAAAAAATAAATAAAAGTTGACCGGAACATAAGAAAAACCGCTTAAATAGCGGTTTTATTTGTTATGGAGCTAGTTAGCAAAAACCCACCAATGCGGTGGGTTCTTTTTTTTATGCAATTTCTTCGAATGTTTCTGTATCTTCCTCGTTTTCAAAGCGCATGATAATAGAGATATTATTCATATCGTCGAAGCACGCCAGGAAGTAGTCCAAGAAAGGCGTATATTCGCCCCATTTTAATGATAAACGATTGTTGCAGATAAAGTCGGCGTCATAGTTGAAGCGCTGAAGAACTGGTGCAGCGAGAAGAGAAGCAAACACGCGGTTGCCGTCTTTGCGTTCTGGTTCAGCTAGGTCTATATTTATCAATTTCTGCGCGTTCTCAATTGTCATATTTCCGACAGAAGTAACGCCATTGCGATATTTTCCGATTAACTGTTCGGAAATTCCAGACTTTTTACTGAGCGAATAAGCAGTCTCGCTGCTGTCTAATACTTCCTGTACCATTTCAATTAGATTAATCTTTTCCATATTTTTTCTCCTTTAGAATACGATTTCCTTTATTGACTGTAATTGTTCGTGAGTTAAGACTGTTGCCTTTGTTAAGTTAATGTGAAGAGCGCTTCTGACTGCGTTGTACTTTTCGGCCCACTTCTTAGTTTTCTTGTGAGAAACGATGTAATAAACCTGTGCACTGATTTTCTTATCTTCTAATTGTTCGTCAGTTTTATCTTCCCATTCAAGTAATGATTGGATCATGTTACTTGCCTGCTGCATTGTCATAAATTGTTTGTTTTGATAATATTCGTATATTAATTCTGGACATTCTTCTTGTTTCTTACTGATTAGGCTTTCGATAAATTTTTCTTGTTTGTACGTCATCTTTGTCATGATTTTTAATGCCTTTCTTTTTACATCTATATACTATCATTATTTATAGTATATGTCAATATATTTACTATAAATATTTTTAGTAAATATATTGCAGATAATATTAAAAATGAATAATTTACTGGTCAACTTTTTGGTCAACTTTTTCAAAATATCGTGTTCACACAATGCATGAATATGCAGTAAAATAGCGGTTTTAGCGTTGACTGTCACACCTAAAACAGCCCTCTATCTTTTCCCGTTGCTCGCTCCATATAGAAAAGACCCACATAAATAGCGGGTTTTCTTATGTAATGGTCAACTTTTGGTCAACTTTTACTCAATTTTTATGTTTTGATAGCATTAATTTTATCTATCAGTTCTTTATTTGTATCACTTAGTAGATGCGTATATGTTTTTAAAGTTGTCTCAATATCTGCGTGACCTAATCGTTTTGACACCGCAACGATATTTACGCCGTTATTGATTAAGATAGTAGCATGACTATGCCGAAGATCATGCAAACGTATATTTTTTACGCCTGATGCTTTAATTGCTTTTTTAAATTGCATCTGTATTTGTGTAATTGACAGTCCGTGATTACCGCCAAATAAGTAACCATTGCCATTTAATAATGGTTGGATATCTTCTATCAATTTATCATCCAACTGAACAACTCTTGTTGCCTTTGTTTTGGTCGGTTTTAAGCCGTTTTTGTGGTGTTTTTGGCTTGCGTGGATATTTATCCATCCATCTTTAAAATCGCTCTTCTGTAACGCTATAGCCTCACCACGACGGCAACCAGTCCAAAATAAGAACTTGAAGAACAATTTATAAATTGGAATATCGACATATTTAATGAATTTGTTAAATTCATTTACAGTCCATATATCCATTTCTTTCATGATTTCTTCATCTGTTTTTTTGAAAGAGTGCAGAATTGAGGAAATATCATTTATATCATATATCATTGAGGCATATCTAAATACAGATTTAACATAAGAAATAGTATGATTCTTAGTTGATGTTGAATACTCTGATTTTGAAAGCATATTGTACCAGTTTGCTAATTCTTTTTTGGTTATCTTTTTGATTGGAACATTCAAATATTCAGCAAAGCGTTTATTAAAACTTTCCCAGTGTTTTTCTATCATTGTTTTTGATGATTGATGATAACTTTCCCATTGATGTGCCATTTCTCTAAAAGTCAATTCTCCGGAAGTGTCTTGCGCCAATCGCTGTGCATCAGCTTCAGCGTGCAATGCGTCACGTTTCGTTACAAAGCCACGCTTCTTTTTCCATGATACTTTATTCGTAATTGGGTTTTTTACTTTAAAAACGTAATACCAAAGCCCTGTAGACTTATCTTTTGATACAGATATGAGTATTCACCTTCTTCCTATTTTGCCTATTTTTTGATTGTTCTATTGGAGTGGCTTACTCGAAACAGGTCGAAATTACTCGAAACCAATTTAGAACTTTCTTCTTAGTTCAATTACTTTTCCTATAATTGTTACAGGTTTATCCTGTATTTCGGATTGGCTGAAAAACATTGGTGCGTATTCTGGATTGAGTGAATGTAGAATAATTCCATCATTACGTTTAAATAGTTTCTTGCAGCATGCTTCGTCACCATTTACTTTCGCGATCACAATATCACCGTTATTTGCGTCACTTTGGCTTCTGACGATAACGATATCATTTTCATTAAATTCCGGTTGCATTGAATCACCTTTGATGCGAAGCGCTAAGAATGTTCCTGTTTTTGCTAACTTTGGATCAATTTCTTCCCATTCACTAGGATCATCATAATTTATATCTTCAATCGCTAAATTAGGAATGCCAGCACGACTGAATCCACGTATAGGTATAAGGGACCCTTTTTTTATTTTATCCTCCCAATCTGCTCCATATTGAATTAAAGGGATCGCATCAGTTATTGCTAAATTGTTTTCTGAATAACTTAAAAATAATTCATCATCAGTTTTATATTCGGATGTTCCTTGTAACCAATCAACTCTGATTCCAAAATAATCAGCAATTTTCTGTAGTTTTTCTGCACTTGGTTTGTGGTTATCGATTTTGGATAAAGAGCCTCTAGCGAAGCCTAGTGTGGATTCTAAACCGGTAATTGTTATTCCGGCATTGTTGCATAAATCCTTTATTTTCTTATACATAATTTATCCTTTCTACAAATGTTGAATAAATTACGTATTTATTATTGACACGTTGAAAATATAACGTATAATAAATGTAGAAGTTGAAAATATTACGTAAACTTCTTGCATAACTTATTCGCTTAATTTGCTTTTGACAACTCAAATTATAGAATATTTTACGCAAATAGTAAATAAAACAAACGTGATATTTTCATCTTCCGAAAGGAGAAAATATGATTTATTCGAATATTAAGAAACTTTGTTTCAGCAGAAAGATTTCAATTTCAAAACTTGAAAATGATTTGCATATTCCACGAAGTTCTATTTGTAAATGGGATAAAACTACACCAAGTGTTTTAAAGGTTAAATCTGTTGCAGATTATTTTGGAGTATCGATAGAAGAACTGTTGAACGAAGATGGAGATTAATTAATGCGGTTATTTGATTTGATTGAAGACAAGAATATCAGTAACAGATGCTTTTTTAGAAAGAAAAACGGAAGCAAAGAATTCGTACTCTTCTTGATAGGGGATTATATCTATATCGCCGATTCAAAAACAAAAGAGAGTCCAGGCATGTGGACTCCATCGATAGATGATCTAAAGGCTGATGATTGGTGTTTCATAAATTAATTAATGGAAAGGAGTTGCAAAATGCGCATACATAGCAACGCTGAACTTGTCAGAATGCCTTATCTAAAGAAAACGGATGTCGGAAGATTGTCCGGTTATACGAGAAAAGACTTAGATACATTGTTTAATAAGGCACAGGAAATTGACAAACAGGAATTAGGCATCAATTACATTTTTTCTTACAAAGTAAGAACGAAAACCGTTGCAAAATTAATTGGATACACGCTGAAAGAATTATTGAATATGTACCCGGAACAAAAGAAAAACGCTCAGTCCGTCGAAAGTCAGAGCGCTTAAGTGACATCTAAAATATGTCACTACCATTTTATCACAGAAAGGTAGAGATATGTGGATTTTATCAGAAGATTTAAAAAGTCTTTTTAATACCAATAATATTGTCGATATTTACATAACACCATCGGGTGATGCTATTAAAGTGGCTCTTTCGGGACATACAGATCTAACGCTTGGAGAGTATGGCTGTAGGGAAGAGACAGGTTTTGTTTTTAGCCAAATATTAGCTGCGTTAACGGATGGTTGTAAATTGCATCGTATGCCGCCAAAAGAACAAGTTTCACGACGCTTTACAACAGAAGAGAGACAACGTGCTGCTAATGGGAAGAAGACCGTTAGAAGAGGCGGCAGCTGATGAAGGAATTTAACAATAGAAAGATTGCTGACAAATTTGCAGAGTACATAACTGGTGACGAACTACGAAGATATGTTGCAAAAAAAGTACGTCAATATGTAGGAAACAATCCAACTGTATTTGATGGTGCTTGCGGAAGTGGTCAGCTAGAACAATATGTAAATGCATCATTTATACAGGGAGTAGAGATTCAAAAAGAAGCTTGCGATGTATTTCTAGAAAATTATCCAACATCAAAAGTAGTCAATGATAGTTTCTTTAATCAATCTGGTTTTACAGATTTTGATTGCATCATAATGAATCCGCCGTTTTCTATTAAGTTCAAAGATTTATCAGATATAGAGCAATCAAATATTCAAAGTGAATTTGAGTGGAAAAAATCGGGTGTAGTTGATGACATATTCGTTTTGAAGTCAATGAAATATACAAAAGACTATGGATTCTTCATTCTTTTTCCAGGTGTCACGTATAGATCGCAAGAACAAAAGTTTCGTGATTTATTAGGGGCTTCACTTGTTGAATTGAATTTGGTTGAAAACGCTTTTGAAGATACATCAATCACAATCGTTTTCTTAGTACTGCAAAAAAGTAAAAAGTATGTTGATGTCAAAAAAGAGATTTATGACTGCAAGACAAAACAAGTAAAATTCAGCGAAATAATAACCAATCTGGAAGATGTATGGTCGGTGCCGAGAATTCCGCAAGAAAAGGAAAGTATTGACATAGAGCAGTTGGAAGCTGATATTGCGCGAATGAAAGCACGTAGAAGACGCATTGAAGATAAGCTGGATAAATTCATCTACGAAACTTTTAAAGCTCCAAGCACACAAGAAATAAGCGATAAGGAGCAGGAACAATTAACACTTTTTTAGAAAGGTACAGATATGAATAATTTAAAAAAAATAATAAAAGAAGCACTAGAAAAAATTATAATTTACGGTTCTTGTTTAGCTATTTTTGCAAGGGTATTTCTTTTCTTAGTAGGTATCGACCTATGAATTCACTAATTATTAATAAGTTGCATCGTCTAAAAGGAGAGCCGGTAGAAGAAATTATCGATAGTGACGGTGTAATTCTAAATGATGATCAAGCTGAATCTGCGTTGCAATTTGAGTTATCAAAATTGGATGCATTTCAGAGAAAAATAAAAGAGATGAGTGATCAGCGTGATTAAGCAATATTTTGATTGCCAGCAATGTACTAGATGGAATGAAGAGACACACTGTTGTCCACCTATTAAGGCAGGATACAGAGTGTTTGAAGTTAAAAATAAATGCTTGCAATGCAAGTTTTATCAAACAAAAAAACAATTAGAACAGTTGAAACTGTTGATAGGAGAAAAAGAACATGAAGAAACAACTAACACTAGAAGAATATGAAAATCAATCTGCAAGAGATGCTGTTGTCGAACGTACAGCTTCTCAGATATACCGAATTTTAGAAAAGAAGGAGCTGAGTTATCGAGAAGTTTTGCGTGTACTTGCAGGAGTGCGTTCACTTGCTGCAACCAATGCAAAACTAAATAAATAGAAAGGCGATAACTGGTCTAACGCTTACGCATTGGTTGCACTAGACCGCTTTAAAAGGAAGGATATGTCACAGAAAATACATCTAATTTGTAAGTGTGGCAAAGGACATATGAATGAAACAAGGATTTATTAAGATAGACCGCCAAATTTTAGAATGGCGCTATCACGATTGTTATTACGCATTCACTATATGGATGCACATACTGCTTTTAGCAAATTGGACCGATGGTTATTTTAAAGGAAATCCGATTAAAAGAGGTGAATTAGTTACATCAATAAATAACTTGATGCTGGTCACAGGAATAAAATCAGACAACACAATCCGCAAGTGGTTAAAGGTGTTCGAAAGTGAAGATATGATTAGTTTAAAATCTACAAACAAATATACTCACATAAACATAGTAAATTACGACAAATTTCAAGATGCAGGCGAAACACTTGCGGAACTAAATGAGCAACAAAGTGCGTATCAAACTGCGTACCAAAGTGCGCAACGAAGTGCGGACAATATAAGAATAATAAGAAATATAAGAAGTAAAGAAGATATAAATACTACTTGTCCGGATCAAACTTCGTTCGCATCCGAACAGGTAACTGGATTGCCGCCTTTAATTCTGAAAGATGGTTCTCGGTTCCACATTTCAGAAAATCATTTAAACGAATTCATGGATGCTTATCCAGGCGTGGATGTACGCGATCAGATTATGAAGATGAGTCAATGGCTGAAAGTTAATCCAACGAAGCGAAAGACGAAGAATGGAATCATGCGCTTTATTAACTCTTGGATTGCAAGAGCTGAACGAGAAACAATGAGTGCATCAAACTCATCAACAAAAATTTCAATGCCGGAATATATCCGACAACAAGAAGCAGGAACTCTGCCAGAAGGCACGCCAGCTTCAAAAGAGTTAGTAGAAAGACTGCAAAAACTGCAGAAGGAAGGAATTGAAGATGTCGGAAATTAAACAACGAGCATTGGAAAAGATGAATGAAGAGATGAATCAAAAACATTCACGTTCAATAGATTCTATTCACAACTGGCTTTGCGAACAAGAAGATGATGAACTTTTCGAGAAGATATGCCAGGAAGGGAAAACAATTGCTGATGCATATCGGTACTGCCACAATAAATCATCTGAATATCGTGATGGAGATTGTGCAATGGTTTCAAATGAAATTGTGTTCGGATGGGTTGTTGATTATTTCAAATCTGAATTGCAAGACGTCAAATCACGCAATATAAAGCGTTCTTACTGTACGGATAATAAAGTACACATGGAAAAGAAAGAGGAGCCTAAAACCATTGCTAAAGTAAGCCAGAAGGCAAAACCAAAGGAGAAGTCTGACTTCGAAAGAATCAGCCTATTCGAGATATGAGAGATGCAAATTTCTATGTTGATAAAAGGTTGCATGCACCAAAATCATTTTTTGACTGGTGTTATTCACAAATTCCGATGATTGTATTTTCAAATAAAAATGAGACTCTTTCCGCAAATCGTAAGGGATGCAAAATCATACATAAGAAATTGAGAGCCAATACGAGAATTAGCTTTTATGGGGAATATAGATGCTTTGCAATTATCCTCTCTACATCAAAGAGAATAGAAATTCAATCATATGGATTTTATGTCAAATATGACCATGGAATACAACATATCGAATGTGAATTGGTTAACTTTGAATTGTTTGAAAATAATGAGCATATTGAATGCTGCAGGAGATATTACACCAAAGATTATATGTTTGGACTTAATAGACAGATTGCAATGACAGGTCCTTACTACAATGTTATTTTCTATAACAATCATGTGGATGAACAACTAAAGAATAAATCAGAGCTTCGTTATATTAAGTGGATTTATCCAATCAACATTGAACAGTTAAGACGTTTTTACAAGTACAGAAGAGAAATTGAATTCTTACAGAAAATAAATGCTCAAAAGATGGTTGGTGAATTGATGTATCAGCCGTATAAATGCGATATGAGAATGATAAATGAGAAGTGGCTTAGAAAGCATAAACATTCGATTAAAAACACTAATAAATCATTTGAAACTATTGTTCTTGAAGAAAAAATAAAGCAAGCAAATGGAAAGTATATTGAAGGGGCAGAAGAATATATTCCATATAAATTATTCAATAAAATTCCAAAATGCGTTGGTATTATCAAATTTCAAAACTGGGTAATCAAGAATCAAATAAATTTTCAATTCTATGTTGACTATCTGAATTTGCTGAAACAGTGCAACGTTCAAATTAGTGAAACAATCGCATGCCCTAAGGATTTGAAGAAAGCACATGATGAAGCTGTAGAACTAGATAGAGCGCTTAAGAAAGAGGCGGAGATAGAAAAGAATAAACAGAAAGATATAGAAACAAAAACAAAGTTTGATAGACAATTGGAACTCCATAAAAGGATGGAAATGAGAATTAATGGTCTTGCATTTATTTTGCCTAGAAAAGCTACTGATCTAGTAAATGAAGGATTTGAATTGCATCACTGTGTTAGCACATACATTAATCAATACGCATCAGGGAAAACAACAATTTTATTCATTCGAGACCAGGAAGAAATAGATAGACCATTGTACACAATGGAATTTAGAAATAAGGAAATTGTACAGATTAGAGCGAAGTATAATCAGCGACCACCTGAAGAAGTATTTGCGGCGGCTGAAATTTGGAAAAAGAAAATTTTAGATGTAAGGAGAAAAGAAACTAATGGCAAACATTGATGAAGCGATTGTTGATGCTATTCAGCAAGCAGGAAATGCTTTATGTGAATTATTAGCTAAAGCATTTGGATCAGACGAAGAAGAAATTCGTATTGTTAAGAAAGGCAGACGAATAACATCTGCCTACTATGTGAATGGAAAATGCATCAGACATGCAAATTCTAAGTGTTCAAAGGAAGATAAATTTGACTTTGAATATGGTTCCAAGCTTGCATTCAAACGAATGTGGGGTGATCCAAATGCTTAAAAAATTAGGGTGCTTAGGAACTGTATTTCCAAGCAACGCATCACTAAAGCGAAAGTCTAAAGATGAACTGATAGAGATGCTTCATGTTGCAGAACACAATTATCAAGTGCAAGTTGAAGCAAATATCAATCAGTACAACATTTTGAAAACATATCTTCAGGATTATAGTTACGAAGATTTTATGAAGATAGTCAGTAAAGCACAAATAGAAAGGAACGAATAATGGAATACATTTATTATGCAATTGGAACAATAGCAATCATAGTATTCATTGTATTTTGTTGCTGCGTAGGATTGTTCCTATGTGCATGCATCATAGGAACATTTATAAGAGCTTGGTTCATGGTGGCGGATTTTATTAATGATTGGTTTAGGTAATTGATATGAGAAAAATTAAATTCAGAGCATGGGATAAAATAAGAAAATTCATGATAACAATTTTCGATAATACAACTACTGATGAGTGGTTTCTTCCAAATATGAAAGAAGACTATGAAGTCATGCAATATACAGGTGTACATGATATATACGGCAATGAGATTTATGAAGGAGACATTGTGTATTTAAGACGTTCATTCTTTGGGTTTGAATTAAAACCAGAAAAATATCTTGTGACATTTAGGTATGGCAATTTTGTATTGGAGAATGGGTTGAGCATCTTTTGTGATTTAAAAGGATATAGACCATTAGGGTGGTGCGAACGAGTAGAAGTTATCGGAAATATCTATGAAATTAAGGAGGATGAAGAATGATGAAATCAAGTGATATAGAAAAAGTAGAAACGATACTTGATAAAATAAACAGTTTAAAAAAAGAAACTGCAACTCTTAATCGTTCAAAAAAAGAAGGAATACATGATGCTTGCGTAAGAATTAACTACATTAATTTTGAAATTGATGGAAATTTATCTATAAAAGTACGCAATGTGATTTTAGATGAATTTAACTCTGAAATGAATGGATATATAGAAGAGTTAAAACAACTTGGAGTTGAGTACGTTGATGAGACAGCTTAGACGTTTGCAACGTACAAAAGGATACCTTCGTAAGACTGCTGATAAGCATGGTCGAGAAATCGTTAAGCCTTTCATCAAGAAAGACTTTGATGAAATGGTCCGCTGTTGTCTGAATCATAGAGATAAACACGATCCAAACAGTTGGAAGTTTCGCGTATGGTATCGAAACTATATACTGCTTATCCTGGGAGTGAATACAGGAAATCGCATTGAGACACTAATAGAACTAACTCCAAGAGATATCGCTGGCGGTCAATATACGTGTGTAGAAATGAAAACAGGGAAGGTACAACAATTTACGATGAATGCGGATGTGTACGCAGCTGTTAAAGAGTATGTAGAGCGATATGGCATTCAGCCGAATGAATATATCTTTGAGTCTAGACAGGGCTTTAAAGGATACCCAATCACGCGTCAGCAGGCTTGGAGAGTGATTAAACAATTGGCCAAAGAAGCAGGCATTGAATATCCTGTGGCTTGCCACAGTTTAAGAAAGTCATATGGGCGTTGGTATTGGGATGAAACACATGATCTATTAACAACACAAAAACTTCTGATGCACGAGAGTGCAGCTGAAACAATGTTGTACATCATGTTAGAGCCATCCGACATACAGGATGTTAGAGAGTCTATCAATCATACAGAAAAATGGGGATAGAAAATAACATTCCTGCATGTATCAAAAATAAAGTAAAAACAAGCGTGAGTGTAACATTCGATTTTTGTAACACTCAAAAACAGAAGAAAACAAGATAAAGCAGTATTGATAAGCGTTATTAAGAAAATAAGGCTTTGAAGTGAGAGTTACATAGCTCTGATTCTGTTACACTCACAAACTAATAGAAAAAGGAGATAAAAATGTATTCAATTCAAACACAGAATAAAGACACAATTTATTACAATCCAAACATTAAGAAGCTTTATATTATCGATAAGACAATAGACAATAAGCTTCAATATGAAGTACGTGCAACAATAGACAATGATGACCGCTTGTTAGGAAGATATTCAGACAAATCGGTAGCACATGAAATTATGAATGATTTAATCAGCGATAGTTTTTGGGGCGAAACGGCTATGTACATCATGCCAGAGGATAAATAATGATGATTGCCATTTTATCCTTCACGTGTGGAGTATTCTTTGGAGTGTTTATTATGGTGGCTAGCCGACTTGCAGGAGTAGATGATAATGACTAAGAAAGAAGAAATTAAATTAGCCCTTCTATACAAAAAAAGAAATGATTTAGAAAAAGAGATTGAAAGAGTAAAGTGTGCACATAGAAGACATGAATTTTCCGAAGTAAACACATGTCAATTATTTATACTTGAAAATCGATTGAATTGGGTTAATGAGAGTATTGCAAGAAGATTGGGTAATGGGGGTCGATATAAATGATGGATGAACTATATAGAGAAAGCGTACGTGTGATTGATAGAGAATTAAAGAATCACTATGCGTACAAAAGAAAACTAGAAGAAGTCAACTATCGCATTACCGAAATAGATGCGCAGCTTACTTCTATTGGTGGTCCTCGTATAATGAGCGAGGATGAGGCAAAGTATCAAAAGGGCACCAAAATATATAGCAACATCAATATGCTAGATCTTTTTCAAGAACAAGATGATTTAATGAAAGAAAAACAAGACTTGATATATTTAATTAGCAGGGTACAAGTAAAGTTGAATATACTAAGTGATGATGAGATGGGGCTGATAGAAAAAAGATATAAAAATAAGAAAACGCTTAGAGATTTGGCAATTGAGTTATGCAGTAACAAAGATACAATATATAATCAAATCGAAAAGATTTTAGCAAAACTAGAAAAATAGACATGTCTATTGAAAAAACGCAGTATAATGGGCGTAGGCGAAAACCATAAATAGAAATGTTTGTGGTTTTTTTCTTATGCAGATTTGAAACTATCAGCAGTTTCCCTCTGAAATTAATTTGGCTTATTTTCCATGTGTACTCATATGACATACTTTGCTGATAGTTTCTAATGTACATAAGAAGAAGGAGGAATGCATGGGACAGGGTAAATACGCAAGAAATAGACCAGACAAAGACGGAACATTCAGAGCTGCGTTTGACAAGAATAAAAAGACTATATACGCAACACAGACAATATGTGCTATATGTGGAAAGCCTGTAGACTTCTCACTAAAGTTTCCTGATCCGATGAGTCCGAC